GTCTAAACGACGAGCAAACCCAAGCTGTTCTGCCTGAGTACGAGCGCCTGTCATGGCATTGGCACGTTGAGCAGCGAGGCCCAGATTAGTCTGATTAGCCATTGAAATTGCACGGCCTGAGGCAGGGTTTACCCCCATAGACGCTTGAGCCCGTTGAGAAGCAGCTTGAGTTGTACCGAACGCTCGGCCTGCGGCTGCAGCGGCTTCACGAGCCATTCCTTCTCGATAGTCTTCGGTATTGAACCGTTCGGCATCTCGGACAAGCCCCTGCTCTAGCGGCCTAAACGTCTGCTGCTGGTAGTCATAGTAGTCTTGCGCTTGCCGCATTTGTTGCTGTTGGGCGGCCATTTGCTGAGCGGCTACTTGACGCGCAAGCGGGGCCATCTCTGCGTATTGCTGTTTAGCAAAGTCTAATTGCTCACGCCCAATTTGTTGCATTGGTGTGTAGTCTGGTGCTGGTTGTGACTTACCGCCCATAATTTACTCCTTGTGAAGCCAACGACATTTATCTGGCCACATAACTAAAATTTGCATATCCGAATTAACAGCGCCGTCTTTCATGACAAACTCCTCCTCAAACCCAAGGTGCTTGTCAAACGCAATAACGGAGGGCTCATTCGTGGGTACCATGCCTGTCAATCGTTTCAATTTACATTGGTTAAATGCGTAATCACAGACGTGATGGAACAACGGCACAAGAAGTTTTGTGTGTTGCGCGACAGCAATGTGACATGTAGCATTTGATCCATTGTAGTTATTGATTACTACTCCTGCAATAACATCTTCTCCACGAATGACGCCCAAGGCATAAAAAGAACCCCAACTGGAGTCTTGCCCTGTTTGTTTGGCTACCCAATCCCCTATACGTTCTTTCTGGTCAAAGACAAGTTCTGCCATGTGCGTATTATGTCTTATTGCGGAGGAGTTGGCCATACCACATTTAAAGGGTAGCCGGGTTGTTCTGGGATATCTCGTAAGGCTTGGCGGTAGGTCTGCCACTGGGCGTACAGAGTTTGGCCAAGGCGGGTAGGCGCGGACGCGGTGTCAGTCCAGTCGGATTCTTGTAACTTCTGTAGACGAACAATGCCAATCTTGTAAATCAAGTACGCCGTATCGGGCTCCCACGACTTAGTCGTGTAGTTGAACGTGTAGCCATCGGACGGTCGCGCACCCTTTTCAGCCGGAGTGTTTGTTGCAATATCGTGGTATTGCGTGACAATGCTGACCTCGCCGTAGTACACAGAGCACCCGTCGGGAATGTCGTATTCTGTTAGATCATTTTCGCAGGTACCAGTAACAATGTACTGACCATTAGGTTCATAGCAAGCGTAAGTTTTCATCGTTTACTTCCAATCACAATGATTGTGCAGTACTCAGCTTTCCAGCTACTTCCATACGGATTTGTAATAATAGCCTCAACTTTATAAGAACCAGTATCAGGAATTACGTACGTTCCCGTAAAAGTAGCAGTAACTTTATCGTTGGTTGGCCCCATGGTTTGAATTAACCTACCAGTAGACGCCCCAGCAAATGTGTCTACTAAAACGTTTGAGGAATTCAGTACGTTTAAAATAACCTCAATATCTCCAGCGCCAGCATCAATTTTTAATGCAGTAAAGAACGCGCTAATCGTTGTGTCGGCTGGAAATGAAGTTAAGGCTGTTTTTATACTTACGCTTGTACTTGAAGTAAAAACAGTATCCACGGCACCGGTAACAGTCACTGGAATCGTGACAGCGTTAAGTTTAATGTTCCCGGTTGCTACGACGTCGCCGTTGAGCGTTAGTTGCGTACCGTTGTAGTTGATGTTGGTCGTCGAGTTGCCCAGTGCAAAAGTGCCGCTTGGGTTAATCTTTGCACCTGATCCGGTCATCGTTGTGCCAGATAAGGCGGGGGTAGAGCCAACCGTTAACGTGCCTGCAAAAGACGCCGTACCTGTCGTACCGTTCAAGACAAAGGTAGCTTCATCATCACTGTTGTAGGCGACAATACCTTTTTGAGTTATAGCAACGCCATACCCACTAGTAACAACACCCGAAGAATTCCAATTTATAGTGCCAGTAGCTAGGCCCCCAGAACCTGCCAGAACGTTTCTAACATCAGAATTTAGTTTGGTGGAAAGTCCAGCAACTGCATCGGCGGCATCGGAGGCTGCGCTATTAGCTGTAGATAAAGCTGTACTTGCGTTGCTGCTTGCGGTGTTGGCTGTAGATAAAGCTGTACTTGCATTACTCACTACAGTACTTGCAGCAGTCCCAGAAACCGTACCAGTTACATTGCCAGAAAATGCTCCGCTACCTGCATTAAGAATTGTGTTACCGTCGGCGTCGCGAATAGATAAACCATTTGAATTAATTTGTGCGGCAGTCAATTGACCCCGAATAACAGCAGCACCAAATTCAGCAAAACCGTTACCGCTAATCTTCCAGCCTTGTGAACCTGCAACGTAGTTTGTAGAGTAAATATCTTCACCAACACTAATAGCACCAGTCAAAAGTTTAGCCGCGCTTAAGTCAACAATCTTTGCGTTATCAATAGCAGCATCAGCAATCTGAGCATTCTGGATCGTAGCGTTTAGAACATAAGCCGCGTCAATATACACACCGGATGGGACACTGACACCACCAATGGAAGTAGGCACTGCCTGCACTGCAAACGGAACTCGACTCGCTACTTGCCACTGAACTGTGCCGTCTAGAATCTTTGTACCAATAGCGCCAACCGTTAACGTCCCTGTGCCGGTCGTACCGCCAATTTTACAAACAAGCGTCTTACTTCCTTCAGTAGACACTCGAGCAATAGCGCCAACAGCGTATGTTGTAGAAACAGTTCTAAGGGCAATAGATGTCTCTGGCGTTGTGACCGCAAAGCGGTTTACGTTTGCAATGAACTGTGAATTACCGACTGCATCGCTGTAAATACCGTAGCCTGCCACGTTGCCATTAACGTCTAGCTTGATGGTGTATTGGGCTTGAAGTCCATCGTTAAGCGTCTTTTGCGCAGTAAACCGTTGTTCTAAACTAGCTGATGCACTGCCGTCGCTGACACTAACTTGTTTAACAGCAGTTGCCAAAGGTAGACCAACTGTCCATGTGCCGCCTGCGGCTTCGCAAGTTGCTTTAGTTGTGTCGTCAGTTGCAACGCCGCCAATCGCGCAGTACCCAATCTTTGTGGATTCAACAGTCGTAACTCGAGCATCTACTGCAGTAACGGAACCTGTGATTACTGCATCGGGGGAATAGACCCAAGCTGTGCCAGACCAGAGATACAACTTATTACTATCATTCGTGTCGTACCAAACATCACCATTTACCAAGGCAATGTTGCTTGAGGTTTGTGGATCAACACCACGGATGGTTGGCGCGTCAGCTTGACGAAATACTTTAGACTGAATGCTGGCATACGCACGTAGGAACGTACCGCTCTGGGCAATAGCGCTCTCAGTATCAGTTTGCGTTAGATAGTCGTTTGTCAGTGTTGCAGTCAACGCAGTCACAGAACCCGTAATAGCCCCATCTGGTGAGTACACCCAAGCAGACCCTGACCACTGGTACAACTTGTTCTGGTCATCTAGATCAATCCAGATATCGCCAGTTTGCAAGGGAATGTCGGTACTTGTAGACGCATCAACACCGCGCTTTGTTGGCGCAGAAACTTGGCGAAACGTGCGAGACGCAGACACATCCGTGTAGGCACGAAGCGTCGTTCTGCTATTGGCAATGGCTGTGTTAACTGTAGACGTGGTCGAGTAGTCGTTAATCAGCGTAGCCCGCGTTGCCACAAGACCAGTCACTGGATCATTCACCGACGTTTCAAGCGTAGTGACATCGGATGCAATTGCGGCATCAGCAGTAGCTCTGGCAGTCTGCTCGTTAACGATTAACGCAAAGTTATCTGTAACGTCGGTTAGGGTAATGTCGACCCAAGCCGTACCGTTCCACTGGTATTGATTGTTGCGAGCTACCGCATAGTCTTCATCAAAGTAAGGGATGGCGTAGCTGGGTTTAATATCCACCCAAATGTCGTTTAACGCAGGAGTCGCAGGAGCGGTTGTGGTGCGATAAATTGTATTTTTGCTAGACGCCGTTGCAGAGACAGACGAAATTGAAGACGCCAAACCAGAGTCAGCCGTTGCTCGTGCAGTCTTCTCTGAGAAGATAAGGCCGGTAGTAACGCTGGTAATGTCTGTGCCGGTATAAGTCCCGCGCATTTGCGTTGCAAGGGTTTCTCTTGCAGTAACTTCCGCGCCCAAGTTAGTTGTAATCGTAGCTATGTCTGCGGTGTGAGCAGCAACAATATCCGCAAGAGACGAGTAGTCTCCGATCTTTAACCAATACGTTGCGTTGGTCGGAAGGTTACCAGTTGTAGAACTTAGAGCTTTATACAAACCGCCGTTGTATTTAACAATAAAGTCTGTTGCGTAAGTAGTTCCGTTGTCGTACGTTGGGTACGTATTGATCGTGTCAATCTGACCTTGAATTTGAGCTAACTGATTGGGGATGGTGCCGGGTGTTCCAGCAGGGCCATCAATTAAGTTAATACGGCTATTAAGCGACGTAGCAAGTTGTGACGAAGTTATGCTGCCAGCCAGAGTGGTTAGCAAATAAGATACGGCAGCGCCGGTTGTAGCTAACGTTCCGTTAATACTGTTGTACGGGCCGATAACGTCTAGCGTATTGACAAACCGAACCCAGTAGTACCGAGAGACGCTGGGCCCCACAGAGTCAACATAGATTGCACCGGGAGAAAGCCCGATCAACACCGCCGTGCCAATATTGTCTGTAGAGTTACCCCAAATCTCAGCGTGCGAGTGACCGAAGTACTGCGGGTTATCCCACGAAACAATGATGTTCTGAATAGCAGCAGATGCTGTTACATTTGTTGGCGCAGGCGAAGTTCCAATTAATTTGGTTCCGGGCTTAACAACAGTGCCGCCATTTCCGGGATCAACAACACCGCCTGCAATAAGTTCTTGCGCAGTAACAAACCGATCGGAGCCATTACCTGTAATAATTTCACGTACGCGATCAATAAACGTGCGTAGGTCGCGGGGGATATCCGACGTTACTGATGGTAATTTATTAGACACCAGCTAACTCCTCAATAGACTGGGCAATCGACAACGAGAATACCTCAGAAGTTCCTTCAAGCTGCACTTCCCAGTCACGACCCGGAGCTACGGGAAGCCTGAACGGATTGCGGTTTGCAACAGTCTGCGTCCTAATTAAAGTTCCATTGGAATAAAACTTGGCGGTGACAGGGTATGTCTCGGCTTCTAATTGAGCGCAAGAGAACCCTGTAACTTGCGGCAATGTAAACTTCTTGGTCTTCCAAGTGTAGGTTTTATTCGCACCGGCTTGCCACACTTTAACGGAGCGATCAGCAAAGGCTAAAAACAATTTATCTCGTTGGATATCAGAGTAACCCGCTGTTGCGTAGATATCGTGCAGGACAAACTGCCCCGACGTAGGATCGTAAATAAATCCACCGCTGGTCGTGCCGTTGTTGTAGAAACCTACGTACTTTAAATCGTGGGAGTAGCCGTGGATGGAGTCGGGCTTAAAGTAAGTTTGCCATTGGGCACGAGTAAAGTACTGCTCCGTTACGAGCTTGGAGCCGCCGGGAGACAGCAGAACAAGGCCGTCAGGACTTGCGTAAAGAACCACACCGTTGGTACTAACAATGCTTCGTTTGGAAGCACAGGCTTGCTCGAGGTCGGACTTAACAACCACCATTGAATCTGGGTGGCTACCTTGCAAGAAATATGGCGTTCCAGTTGTCAAAGCAGCCAGTGTGGTGTCCATGCGGCCAAGACCAACAACAGGGAAATCCAGAGACTGCACATAGTTTTCGGGCCATGCATGCGGGTGATAGGGGTCACAGAAGTACACATCACGGCCAACAAACCCAGCCATACCGCCATTGGGTAAATTAATTAAACCTCTTAGGGCTGCAGGGGGTTGAGCCCACGTCAGCGATGGTAGCTCTTCACCGAGTTCTTCGGCAAGAACAGCATCTGTGTAGGATATCTGAGAAACAGGGAGTTCCGTAACAAACAGATATACGCCCGAAACAGAACGGTAGAGCCGCCAGTGCGTGACAACATAGCCGGTAGGTACGGCTGCCCGCCCAGAAATAGCAACAGATTGTTTTGGAAACACATCTACCGGCGTGGCTGCGGCAGATGGAGCCGACTCAAATTCATAGCCAGATTCTTTGTTAACCCATGTCCACGCATAAACACGAGTCTCTGTAGCAGCAGGCGTATCAGCGTAACCAGCACCCGTTAGTTCTGAAAACTGCGCAGTCGTTGGGTAATCCCCGCCCCGTAGACGCAACGTAACGCTGGAGCCGACTGATACGGTTTCAAGAACTGCGATAGGGTTAGCAACGCCGTATATCGTTGTGGACAAACCAAATCCGTTAAGTAGTCTAAGGCTGTTAACAGTAGATGGATTAATTACAGGTGAGAAAGATTCTGTGCCGTTGACAGTGACGGAAACATACCTTGACTCTAAGCTATCTACATCGGCTTGAGTAATAAACAACCGTGCGGGAGCGGCGGCGTCTGAGCCAGTAGCTTCAATAATTTTAGCTGCAGTTTCTCCAATGTAACGACGGTAAAACATCGTTGAAGAATCGGTTGAACCCAGCGATCCGGGCGTTACCACAACACAACCGCCATAGGCAGTCGCAACCAATTGCCCAGACATTCTTGAGTTTAAAAACGTGGCCAGTGTAGTTGCCGTCAAAGTGGTAGATGTTGGGGCATTTACGCGATCTACGCCTTCTACGCTTAGGACAATAACATTGCCTGCTGCAATAGACCCAATCTCTGTGTCATCGATGATGAGGTACGGATACGAGTCTGCCGCGCCACTGGCTGAGTAATCAATGCCCGAATAGGTAAACGTGCCGCTGGTGTTGGGGACAGAGCCCGTACGGAATTTAACGTACAGTTTTGCAGCAGCTCCTGTTGCGTCAGTTTTTACAACGACTGTTCCATTAACAGCAGTAGCGTTTACATTCGGCAGTGCATTAATAGCAGTAGCAACAGATGAAGCCGAAATAGGCGAAGTCAAAGTTACAGTTGTGTAATCTCCGTCGGCTTGTCCTGTAATACTGCCTAGAACGCCGTAGGTTGTCGTTAGTTGGGAAATATGGGTGGCAGTCAGCGTAACTTCAGCAGCATAAGAATCTGCTACAAATGCGTCTACACTTGCATTAAGAGCCGCTGACGGGGCTGGTAACCCCAAGGGTCGAGTAACTGCTGGGTACGGAGTTCCAGACAAAGCAATCGTAGAATATGTAGCCTTTGGTATTCCATCGCCTGTAAAGAATGTCCACTCGGAAGTATCTCCAGAGATTTGACCGCGGCACACATCAACGTCTGTAAGCCAGTGAAACCAGTACTGAGAGTCGGAAACAACGTCTTGACCAAAACGATAGATAGTCTGCGGTATACCTGCTTTTGTAAGGGTAGTAACAGCAGAGCCAACATCGGAGAGGGGTTGCAGCGCGCCGTTAAAAACAGGGCAATTAATAGCTACTTGAGCTTGACTATCTTGCAGATAGCGCGGCGGAACCTTGGGTGAAATCCCACCGAATGATTTTATTTGGAGTACAGCCATGTCGGGTCTTCCTTGCTAAGCTGCGCATATTGTAGTATTAACCGCCCAATACAGCTATAGCATGCGTAATGTGTTTAATTCGATCCTCAAGGCCAATCGTACCGCCATTGATCCGTTTCGTCATGGTGAGAAAGTCTCGACTGTCGGCGTATTGATTGAGGTTATGGGTTTGCCAAAACCAGCCTGCGGTTTGTGCAGCGTACTTGGGGGTACGTACCAGTTCAGGCTCCATAACGAAGTCAACACCTAGCGCTTTACCTGCGTGGAAGAAGTTGCTATGGCCAGTTAATTGTAAAAATCCGGAGCCACGGAAACGATACCCATCCCCAGAAGCTTCATCGCGGTTTCCCATACGGTTCCCGTAAATCCTATTGGCAATCTTACGTGGCTGCTTCTCGTAGGCAGCAGCTTCCTCTGGTGTAAATCCCCATTGACGTTTTGGCGTCTTGGGAAACAGCTTTAGCAGGGTAGCAGCACGGTAGTTCAGATTCTCTTCCATGATTTTAAAGTTGCCGCATTCATGGCCGCACTGACCTATCCAGCTAGCTTGTTGTGGAGCCGTGAAAATATTGAACTTATCAAAAGTTTCATTAAACGCATCCGCTAGAGATGGGTCTATGTGCATCTGTTTTAGTTGGTCAGGACTTACCATTTAAGAGGTTCCTTACTTCATTGTACGAATCTACGCAAGCATTTAAAGCAACAGTATTTCTATCGCCTTGGGCGACTATTTCCGCGATGGCGTCGATGGTTGCTCTTTCGGCGTCAGAAGCTGTATCAGTCGGTCTGTCAGGTTGACTGGCTGTTTCTGTATTTGCGCTGGCAACGGGGGAACTTGCGGGGGCTTGTACGTTACTTGGGGCGCAGAGGCGCAGCTTGCCAGCACGATTGGCAACAGCAAGAGCAGTAGTTTTTTTGTTGATGGCATCGTTAGCCTCCTGTAGTTTGGCAGATTGTTGATTAAGTTTCTCACCCAAGTTTTGCTCAATTTGACGAGCTTCCTCGTTCTTCTTGGCAACGGCAATTTTCATGTCATTGTCTCTATCTGTCCAGCCAAAGTGGTAGCCCCCACGGTAGGAGCCTAGGAGCGCTAGCCCCACAATAAATGCAATCCAAGGTAGTGGTATGCCAAACATCATTCGGTCTCCTTACGGGCTGCTGCGATTTCTTCGCGTTCGTCATCGGGCTCCATGTGCTCAGGAGGTGTAGTGGGTGGCGGGCCGGGTGTCCATGACTCGTCTAGTTCAGGATTCTTCCAAACGGGCATTGCACCAAACGGTTGCGAGGGTAAGCCGTACGCAGATTGCGGAGGGGCGTAACTGCTGTTAGGCATGCCGTAGCCACCACTCATACCGCCCATCATGGGTTGACACATTGGTTGCTGCATCATAGGTTGAGGGGGAACGCCAAGCGCTCTAGCACCTGCGCCTACAGCCCGTTTTGTCATCACGCCGCCAATACCGCCCACGATGAGAAGAACAATATCGTTCAGCATCTTGGTGTAGGCTTGATCAATCGGAGCCATTGACTTGATAGGTTGCGTTACAAAAGTAACAGAATAAAGTAGTGCAATAACAATGAAGCACAGAATCAATGTGACCATAATCACCACAAAGCCCCAGACCCGGACTTCAATGGCTTCCGCTGTCAGCGGCTCACTTTTCAGGTACTGCTGGTTGTTGGACGTCATTGACTTTCTTCTCCAAAATAGGGGCTACCAAGTATTCGGGGCACTGCTGGGTAAACAGGCACTTTGGCTTCTGACAATCAGGTGCATGGAAGTTGTCGGGGTTCTGGCACGGATAGCGGTAAACGTCTTTGCACCCAGCCAGCAGCAAAACAAGAAGTAAGTATCTCATGCCTTGACGTCCACTAAGCGGGCCCACTGAGTCTTGATTTCCTGAACCTTTTGCTGGTGTTCAGCTTGTCTGGTTAACTCTGCCAAACGTTTCATATTCTGTTCGTGGATCACCCTGTGAGCCTCTGAAAGCATCTTGGCATTTTGTTGGTACGTGGTAATTCTCATTTGCCCAATCCTACCCTTCCAAGTAAAAGATTAACAATTCTGTCTGACAGATCATCAGGCAAAAACTTTAAAAAACCTAGAAAATACAAAGCCACACACCCGTAAACGAATATCTTCAGGCATAGGTCAAAGGTCTTCTGGTACTCATTCACCGCCCACACCTTCTGGTAGTTGCACAGAATTCCATTAACTCATAGATTCCAATTGCAACTAAGAACAGCACAAATGCACAGCCACCAATAATTATTGCCAACTCATTCATCTCGGCTTCTTTTTCTTTAGCTTTCTTCTCTGCCCGCTCTAAAGCACGAAGTTCTCGAGCGTCATCTAAATCCATCTGGTCTTGGCGAGCTTTAATCTTGTTCCACACGTCTATCTTGCCGGTGGTCATAAAAAGCATTTTTAGCTCTTCTTCAAACGCTCTTGCTTGCTCAAGCGCCATCTCGATCTGTAGCGCGGTTCCCATGTTGGAACCCTTGCTTTTCTTTGTCTCAATCAGTGCTTTAGTGGCTGTTGATTTTGCGTCAAATAACTTCCCAATCATCGGCGCAAGCGAGCCAAGATCATTGGCCACAGCACTGGCCTTCTTCACCATCGATATAGCGGACTGTATCCCCGCTAGGGCTGTCATCGGATCAATCATTTCCGTTCTACCTTTTGCCACTCAAGGCATACTACTTTGCGGTTGTAAACATCTCCTGACCAAGACCACCGCACACAACGGTATTCGGGTTTTTTTTCTTTGTTAGATACCTCGGGTGAAAATAGTAAGAACAGTACCAACAACCATTTCATCCCCAAATCCAAACAAGGGTGAATGTCCCCCACACAACAAATATGGTCACACAGGCCGCAACGATAAACGCATCGACCCATTGATTCATTTTACAGCCCTAACACTTTTTTGACAAATTCAGCCGCGACACCGGGGCCAAACAGTACGGCCAACATAACGGCGTAAAGCATATACTCAATATTTCGCATGCGGTCTTTACCGCTATCGAGCTTGCCCTCAATAGACCTGTATCGTTCTGCGCAGACAGCTTCGTGTACAGCCAATTTTGTTTCCACCGTTTCCATAAAATTCCTTGAAGAAGCCACCCGAAGGTGGCTGGTTCTTAGTTTGCTACGACATCAGTCACGGCCTCTTCAGGTTTGGCTTCTAACGCTGCTTTTAACATGGTGAAGAAGGCATCTCTGCCCACTTGGAGTTGGTCTAACTGGAACTTGGTAGAACCAATCTTGCGCTCAAGGTCTGCAACGTGATTCAGCAGCATGGTTTGTTGCTCCGTCATGTCTTCAATCTTGTGCTCAACGCCGTCTATAGTTACGATTTGGGGCTGTTGGTTTGCCATTTCGTATTTCCTTTTAAAGTGCCACCAAGATCGGGTGGTGGCTTTCCCGTTATGGTGCTGGTGTTGCCCAAGGCAGTGGAGGTGTCACCACTGGAGGATTCACCTGATTCGCAATCTGCTGACCCACAGCCGCTTCAGTAGCAGTCTGGTCAACGCCGTTAGCATAAATCCAACCCAATACTTGAGATTGAGTAAGCTGTGCGTAGGGCGTGAACGTGCCAGCAGTCAAAGGAACTGAGCAAGTGGAATAGACAGAACCGTTGTAAGTGCCGTCAGTACCAGAGCAAGTCCAGTGAACCGTGAAAACGACATCGGTGTTGCCGTCCTCTTGGGGGTAGCAGTCCATTGCTGTAACTGTCCAAGTGATTTGTGTAGTCATAATTTACCTTTCAGTTTGTTTCGAGTTGTGCGACACGTTGACGCAAAGATTGAATTTCCTTGACCAACATTGGCACAAGTTTGGAGTAGTCCACAGCCATCATTTGCTCTGTATCTTCAGGCTGATGTACTGCTTCAGGAGCAACAGTCACTAACTCTTGAGCAACAAAACCATAACGCTGATGCGTGCCGTCTGACTTCCAATCAAACTTGCGTACTTGCAAAGAGTCAATCAATGAAGATGCTGAATCAGCGTCTTGGATGTTTTCTTTCAAGCGTTGGTCAGAAGTTGTGTTGTACAGAACTGCTGTTGTGCCAGATTGAGTAATAGAACCAATATTACTTGCGTTGTAGTAAAAAATTGCATAAGCAACACCAGAGCCAGTTCCATTTGGGTGCGATGTTTGTGTGTAAAGCCCGTTACCTGTATTGGTATTTACTGTAAAACTGTTTCCTGAGCCGCCTGATGTTCCGCCCACAAGCAAATTGCCTGACGAATCTATGCGGGCACGTTCCGACAGTGTTATAGCGGTATTAGCACCAGCCGCTGATGTTGATGTGGTTTGAAATAAAATGCCACCAGCGTTGTTATCTAAAACAATACGATGGCTATACCCTGCTTTAATACTTTCATCTCTTGCATCAGTGGGGTCATAGTAAGAATTATTTGACAGATAAAATTGATTTCCATTTCCATCAAGACCACCAAATGAATTTATCTGAAGCGGGGCTAATGGCGAAGTTGTACCAATACCAAGCCGACCAGACGCATCCAATGTCATGGCTTGCGTAAAGGTGATAGCGTTCCCTGCTGTGCCTGATGCGGCGTTGTACCAATAATGACCACCACCATTACCATTTCCAACGGCATAGCGATTTGCATATCCAGTATTTGCATATTTCCAACCAGCGTTGTAATAAGCATTTGACTCTACGTTTGCATCGTTAATACCAGCACCACGAAAAGCATTACCTTTTGAAGTACCAACTTCTACTACTGGGCCTGCACCACTCCAAGCACTCGGTGTAACTCCCAAGCCTAGATTGCCTGAGGAGTCGAGGCGCATCACCTCAGTGCTACTAGCATACCAAGCATGACGTAAAGCAGAGGTGGTCAACTGGACATAAGCACTTCCGCTACGGTTATAAGCAATAAGCGCTGGAGCGCCTGCAATTACGTTAGGGCCAATTTCAAGACCCTCTGCGCCAGCGTTTGAGATAACCAGTTTTTGGTTAATGTTTGATGTCCCAATACCCAACCCTGTCGAGGTTAGGCGCATACCTTCTGTAGTAGTGCCAAGTGAACCGGCATTAAACTTAATAGCACCACCATCAGCAACAAGGTTTAAATTGTTGTTTGCTGTATAGAGTGCCGCTTCAGCACCGCCAATTCCAGCATAGTTAAATGTTGCACCTGTACGAATTAAAATGAGGCTTTTTCCTGAAGTGCTATCAACCAACTTTAGGTCAACTTCGCCAGAAGATGCCCCAGCCGCACCAGTTGATGTCAAGTTTCCCGCCCCATCAAAAGTAAGCGCAGAGCCACTTGTCAGAACCTTTGAGCCGTTAAGGTAAGTAACTCCGTTTGCTGTGCCGCCAGAGAGGGTTACAGAACTAGAAGCCGCTAGTGTTGTGAAAGCACCAGTAGTCGCTGTAGTAGCACCAACAGTTGTACCGTTAATTGACCCGCCAGTAATTGCGGCTGCGGTCTTTTCAACTTTATCTGTGTTTAAGTTCGTGAAGTTGGTATCAACTTCGGTGTTGGTCAGGGGTGTTCCCTTAACACTGCGTAGAACAATGGTGCTCATAGATTTTTCTCCGGTACCGACCTCAACATCAAATTTTAGCTAACAGTAATTGTCCAAGTAATTGTCATGGAGTCATCAGCGCCTTTGTTAACTACGGCAAACTCAGTGCGGCAAAGCAATGTGCCAGCGCTAGATGCATTTAAAATACCAGCTTCTGTAACCGCGCCTGTACCCGTACCAGCACCGAATGAAGCAATGTACGTAACCACAGCACCAGCGGATGCGCTGGATGTCAAAGACACACGGCCTAATTCGGTCTGCAGCGTAGTATCACCAACAACAGGGTCATTGGTACCAGAACCGATAGCCATATGGCTCATTGCTGTAGGTGTGCCAACCATGCGGGCAGCAATAAACGTCTTACCTGTTGTGACAACAACGTTGGGGACGGTTTTATCTTCTTTGATTTTGCCATCGGGGCCAAACAATTTGATGTTTAGTTTACCTGTAGCTTTAATAGTTTCTTGGATCATCGTAATCTCCTATGCAAATGTGCGGTACTCACCGACGTAATCAGCTTCAAAATATGTCAAGTCACAGTATCCTTGAGAGATCACCGAACCGGACTCCGAAAAAGCCAGAGTGTCTGCTACCACTTTCGATGGCGTCAAAGCTATGGCGTCCGCCGTCCCGGCTGTATCCGATAACGTTTTTGAAAACGCTACAGAAACAACGTCAACAGACGTTAGTGTATCCGCAAGTGCTTTACTAAAGCTAGTAAATGTTGCAGTACTTGTACTAAATGCGTCGGATAAAGCTTTTGCGACAGTCAGGGCTTTTTCGTCTGAAACACCTAAAGTGTCTGTCAAAACCTTGGCTAAGTCAAAAAAGCGGGCGTCTGTAATGTCATTTGTATCGGTAAGATTTTTACCAATATCACGGACAAGCCCTTCCGCAGTCGCAAAGGAATCAGACAAGATCTTATCAACACTGAAGGTAACGCTGTCCTGAAAAACCTGTGCATCTGAGAGCACTTTAGAAACTTGCAGCGCCGTTGCGTCCGTTAGCCCAAAGCTATCCGTCAAAGGTTTAGTTGAGCTACGCGCCATTGCTTCCGCAACAAACGCAACGTTATTGATGTATTTTTGGAAAGTGTAAGTTGATCCATCGCCAACGGCAGCGCCGTCGTTGAGGCCAAACGCATCTGCCAAAACTTTGTTGATTGCAAAAACTGAGTCTTCCGTGACTGTAGCCGTGTCCCCTAGATTTTTACCAGCTTGTTTTACAACAGCAGAAACAGGCGTAACAGAGTCACTAATCGATCGAAGCGTTACTTTGACAATGCTAATAACGTCGGTAACAGTAACAGAATTTGCTAATACTTTAGTAATAGCGCGATTAATAGCATCTGTCGTCGCAACAGTTTCAGCTTTAATCAACCCAACAGATCGAATAACAGTTTCGGGAACTGTAACAGTTTCTCGGATTTTCTTATTTCGACCAAGCTCATCAAGCGCCGCAGAAGCCGCTAAAACAGCGTACGACAGCGTAAACCCTGCTGAGACTGCTGAGACACTGGCTTGAGCTACTGCAGACGTTGTAGAGGCCGTTAAAAGCTCATAAGCTGCTGTAGCTAGCGGAACAGAAGAGGATACGCTCGACGACGCCACTCCCAAAGAAGTAGAAGCGCTAACCAGACTTACGCTGATATTAGCGCCAGTCATCAGAAGTCCTGACGGAGTTTAAACTTTAAGAGGTCATACACAGTCTGAACGGTGGTATCAGAGAAAGTAATCTCGATCTCGCCCTCGTAGTCTCCGGGGTCACCGTTAAGCGAAGTAGGTTCATCTGACCAATAAAACACAACCACGCCATTAGCGCCATCTGTAACAGAGCCAATTAACGTAGCTTGTAAGGAGGTAGAGCCTGCGGCACGGAACTTCAAGCGAACTGTAGCCCCTGTGATGTTAATTGCTAACCCAGTCGTTGAGTCAGTAAGAGTCGTCACCAAATTAGGGCGAGTGTCCCCTTGGACAAGTTTAATTTTTTCAGCCATGGTTTGGAGCTCCAGATGTACTTGGGGCAATAGAAGTTGTACCTCTTAGCTCAGTGCTAAGCGCCGTTGTGTAGAGCGCGTAATGGGCTTGGGCGCGAGTTGCATTGGCTGCGGACTCCGCGTCTTTGCTAAACGCACGAAACAAAATGTAGTCCGCAAGCGCATTAGCAAAAACATCAGCAACACTTATATTACCACTCACGGCTGTGTAAAGGGTATTGTCGGCAGGCTCAGCAATGTCAGTTGGATACGCCGAGTAGACGGTCGACAGTTGAGCCAGTGTTGTAGCGGGCGGATACACATAAAAGACCCTAGGGTCAATCGGATCGTACATGTAGTTTGAAATGTTAACGCTAGAGGTTGCAACGTGCCACGAAGGGCTTATTGAATCCAACATCTGGCGATTAACTTTACGAACAACCTGTTTGCTACTTGTTGCTGCAACATTGCGCACAATGTCTATGAGCTTAGATGCCGCCGCAGGCAGGGTTTGTCTTGTACCTGCTACACAAGTAAGCGTAGCGGTTGTAGCCGTAGCATCTGGGCGGTAAACAGTAATATCCCGTTGGCCATCATTGAGGTAACGTACAAGCTCGTTTGTTGCCCAGCGAACAGCGGACGCATCTTGCAAAGTTCCTACGACCCGAAGTAAAACTGATTGTGCGGAAGTAGTCATT